TTCCATTAACAAAAACTTTGATCCATTTTTTTTCATGTATAAATGGTTTACTCATAGTCCTAGATTATAATTTACAATACATCTAGTATTACTCTTTGTAGGTTGCTCTGCTGTGTGATATAGATGACCATCAAATATAACTATTCTACCTTGTTTTGGTGTGACTCTCTGCTTGATAGTATATTTTTCTGATTGTACTTTTTCATTGTATATAACTGTATCACCATCACTATCACAAACATAGTAAAGTGCAACTACAAATTTATTATTACCATGAATATCTATGTGTGGTTTGTCGATAGTTCCATCTGTGTTTATTGGAAACTGTAAAAAAGAACGACCTTGAAGAACTTTTGCCTGATTAAATCCAAGTTTACGAACAACTGTTTCAAGTAAGGGAACAAATAATTCATGGTAATCACTTATTATATGACCTCCTAAAACATCAGAGTTTATAGTTCCAGTTTTTAAATCTCTTTCATCTTCATAAGGCAAGTCAACATATACATGAGAGAGTCCTGGTCTATGCTGACTATCACTATCACCAGATGCTGTAACATCTTCGAGATAATACCAAGGAAACTGTTCCATGTCAGGTCTTTCCTCACCAAATAGAGTAGTTTTAATTTTTTCTTGGTATTCTAGGTCAATAAAATCATCAATGACCATTACATCACTTATCATTTTTAATAGTAATTAGTTTACCGTACTCAGGTAAGTAAAGATATTCAATGTCACTATTGGCAATAGTTTTAACAGCATCTTCTAATGTTTCAACTAAGGGTTCACCACCTAAATTGAAAGAAGTATTGAACAGGATAGGACAACCAGTTTGTTTGTAAAACTCACTAATTAATTCATGGTAATTTTTATTTTGTTCCTTTGTTACAGTTTGAATTCTACATGTCTTATCTACATGAATGATAGCAGGAATCTTTTCTTCAATACCTGGTTTACATTCAACAGCATACATCATGAATGGAGTCTCATCCATGCCACGAAGATCAAACCAATCATGAACATGTTCCTTTAGAATAGTACCTGCAAATGGTCTGAAGTATTCACGATGCTTGACAGTATTAACAAAGTCTTTGCCTTCTGGATCACGAGGATCATATAATATAGAACGATTACCAAGAGCACGAGGACCTGACTCAGACTTACCTTGGAACATTGCTACAATATTTTCAGAGGTAATCAACTTAATTACATCTTCATGATTAGCATAATTAACAACACCATTATACTTATCACTAACATCTACAATATCATCTAAAGAATAATTGTATTCAGGACCGAGATATAGTGTGTTTATCTGAGGTTTAAGTGCATCTTCAACTTGAAAAGGTTGTAATGTTTTATAGTAAATATATAATGCTGCTCCAATAGCAGTACCAGCATCATTACTAACTGGTTCTACAAATAAATTGATGCCCTCATCTTTTAACTGCTCAAGATACCAGTAGTTTGCAACACAGTTCAACCCATACCCACCAGACAATACTATATTCTTTTTACCAGTCATCTCAACTGCCTTACGAATAAGTTTTAAGACTGCTTCTTGTGTTTCAGTTTGTACTGCATATGCTAAGTCTCTTCTATTCTGATACTTAGTTAGATCTGATTTAGGATCATCAGGATCTGGATGATCATCAAGGAAAGGATACTCATGTACATTAACATGTCCTGCATTTGGATAGGTAGGTATCATTACATTCCTATCTACTGTACCAAACTTCTTAAAGATCTTAGGTACTTCTGGATTAGGTTTACCGTATGGAAATAGACCCATAGTTTTACCTGCCTCAATAGCATGCCATCCACAATACTGTGTAACTGCCTCGTATGCTTTCACAATACCACAAGTCTCGTCAAGTAGATACTCAAAGGTTCCTTTCTCAGTAGGATAAACTTCCTTTGCTTCCATGTCAGGAATGGTTGCTGTAGTAGCAGGTCCTCTAGTACCTAGATGTTTCCATACAGTATTAATTTCTTTAGGATAAGTACAATCAAATATAGATTCAACTTCCCATACTGTCTCCTGTCTATCCATGATAGAGAAGTCAATGAATGTACCTGCACCATCAACTACTAATGCTGCTGCCTCAGTAAATCCAGAACGATAGAATGCACACGCAGCATGTAACTTATGATGTATATTTCCTAAGTCTATAACTTGTGAATGTCCTTTCTTTGGATCTTGACCAGAATTATCATCAATCAATCCCATCTTCCTTGCAAGACCTACATAGGCAGATTCAAAAGAATATTCTAATACAGGTGCATCTTTTGCTGTCATCTGAGTGTGAGCAATGACAAGATAATCTAGTTTATCAGTATACTTTTTAATTAACATCATAGATGCAAGAGGAGCACCATCATACTTGCGACGAGAAATTCTCTCCTCTTCTACAGCAAATACAATTTCACCATCTTTAAGAAGACAGACACCTCCGTTATGTCCTCTTGCTATGCCAGCAATCCACTGTGTCATTTACCAAACCCCTTAGTTTCTGCTTGTACAACTTTTTTCTTGACAGATTTGCCAAGTTTATCTCTACAAGATTTAATTACTGCAGAGATATCTTTCTCAGTCATAGACATACACTCATCATTTTGTATGTCTTGATAATCTTCCATAGTTAATCTGATAGGAGAAAAAGTTCTTCTATCTTCACCTAGATCTATTATATCAAATTTTGGATCATCTGGATAGGATATATTGATTGGATATGTTGATCCAATCACAGCAGTAACTGTGCTACCAACTGCCTTAGCAATATGTTGACCAACAGAATCACATCCTAAGAAATGATCTGCTCTGTCTATAATACTTGCCCAGATACGAATGTCTTCTATGTTAGGAACAATATATGCATCCTTAGATTCTCCCTCTTCTGTCTGGAATGGGAACTCAGACATTACAATCACACAATAATCTTTTTTTAAATTATTAATAATAGTACTAATATCTGATAGATTAAAACTACGAGAGGTGGGGTCAAACATATACCCACCAGTATCCATAATACCTCTACCAAATGGTTGGATAACTATAACTTTTTCTTTTCCTGTAGTGTTTATTGCTTCATCAACCAACTGCATTCCTTGAATACCCTCACCTTTTGCCAAGGTAATATTGGGTGCTGGTAATTCTCTAGGTTCATCTAACCCATTGATTTCTATATCAAATGCTTGAGAAAGACTACACTTCTGATTATAATAATGCCACTGTCTATATGGTTCTGGTGTTACACAATCTCTATCTTTAATCTTATCTTCAAACAATCCTTTATGCCAATTATCATAGGCATACTTATGTAATACAGGATGTCCTCTGTAGAAATTCATACCACCCTCACAGACAATTATAAAATCGTCATGAGTTTCAGCATATTTTTCTAATGCAGGGATAGAAGCAACCACTCTACCTGCACCACCATTAATACTATCACATCAACAATTTATATAGTCATAAAAAAACAACTTGGTTTATACGGTCATACCCATCCTTAAACATGGTGGGGTCAGCGTTTGGGGAGTGTAAGACATCAGATTCATACATTATCATTCTATTATACACCATTTCAAACTCATGTTCAACCTTCCATACTCCATCGTATCCTCCACGCATCCATTTATGAATGTAATCCCATACCTTACTATGATCCATCCCAACTAACTCATCAAAATTTTCTGGTTTATCAATATAATCCATGACATTATATGGTAATGTCATTTGTCCTTTGTAAGAATACAAATTAGTACCACCATGACACTCATCAGGATAATTTAGAAAGATTACTATACCAAATCTATTATAATCAAAAGTTGATTGAGTACATTGTCCAACTATACCACGAGTAACACCATGCTCATCTGTATACCCACCACTATCATCTTGATATGGTTGAGAGTATGCATCTTGATGAGGTAAACTTAAAAAAGGATTTGCATTGAGAGAATCAGAATTCATTACATTACATAAGAACCCTGCGTTATCCCAGTGAGCTTCATACATTTGATAAGTCATTCTATGTTTCCATAGACTCTCATCATAACAATACTTATCAAATAATTCTTTAGTATTTTTTTTAAATTCTGTCGTTTCTATATAACATCTCTCACCTGGAAGACCTTGAATTAATTCATTTCTTCTCCACTTCTCTGCTTGCACTGCTAGTTCTTTTAGTTCACTAGGATTATCATAGAAATTATCTACAACCAATGCAGTCCTCTGATCAGGACCAATATTTCTAATTACTTTTTCTTTACGATTAGAATTTAGTTCAAACATAATAAAATCCTCAGAGACAAAAAAATTCTGGAAAAATTTTTCCCAGAATTTTGGAATAAAAAGTTACATTTCGTTTTGCATCCTTAAGGATCTATATCCTCTGCTGCTTTGGATGTACCACCACTCCAGAAATCACTAGTGTCAGCAGCATCTCCACTATTAGGAATATCATCTGGTTCATGTGGCCATACAATTCTATATGTTTCTGTACCTACACCTGCCCAAGTTGAAGGAAGGTCTCTTAATTTCTGACGGTAATCTTTCCAAGGTGAACTAAAACCAGTAGGAGCATCACTAGGAATCTTATCATCAGATTGTTTTAAAAGAGAGTCTCTAGTTGCTCTTACCCATTCCCAACCAAATGTATGTGAATCAGCAGCACTATTTCCTTCACTGTGTGTATTATTCCACTCTGTAGCATCACTAGAGAAGACAGGATCTCTTGGCCACTTATTATTAACATGATCATACTCTAATGAAAGCATATCAAACACTTCTTGGAAGTGAAGATAGTCATTAAGAATAGGATTAGGTTCTGAGTCAGGACCTGAAGGAGTTTCTATTTGATATGGACCTTCGATACCACCATAGACAGCGATAGCATTCATTGGATACTTATCTGCATCCAAAGTAACTATCTTACTTCCTACAGGAGCATCTCTATCACATGTTCCAGTCTCAAAAGAATGCTCTTGATGCCAGTCAGGATTAGCATCTGTTCCTTTATTCTCGTACCAAAGAGTTATATGTTGTGGTCCGACATAAGTACAGATTCCTGTCCTTGTTGTGTCTTGCTCCTGTCCCATCCATACTGTAGGAACAGGAAATAATACTGTCTTAGTAATGTTTGCCATTGGTTTTGTTCAGGTGTACTCCCTCATTTGTTATTTATAATTAAGACCATGAAGTCACAACAACTAAACCGCCGTTACCGTGATCTCCCCAACATTGTCCACCTTGAGTAGATCCAGAGTGTCCTCCTCCACCAGGCCAGATAGATGGTGATGAGCAACATCCTCTAGCATTACCATATGAACAACGGTTTGTTCCAAAGTTTCTATTAGCAGACCAAGGACCTGGAGGTGTAGAAGCAATTGACCATGCACCAGAGTGACAGTTAACATGCTTTAATTCTCCACCA